CGGCATTCGCACGCTTTGGACGGCGATTCGCAAGCGCGTGGAGACGTGGGATTGCGCGGTCTACGCGCTCTGGGTTGCAGAGCATCTGGGCCTTTCCCGCAAGACCGACGCCTGGTGGGACGCGATGGCGGCAAAGTTGGATGCATTGCCGCCGGCCGCCGAGGCTGACGACGACTCGGCGCAATCGCCTAGCCCGCCGCCAGTAAAGCCGGCGCGGGCGGCGCTAGCGTCACCCGCACCAGCCCCAAGGGCGCCTGCGCGCCCCGGGCGACGCCGGGCTGCGCCCTCAAGCTATCTGAAGGGGCGCAGGTGATAGGCGAGAACTAGCAGCCCAAACAATGAAATAGGACAGTTCCATGGCATACACCCAGGCCGATCTAGAGAAATTGGACCGCGCTATCGCCGGTAGCCAGTTGGAGGTCCAGTACGACGGCAAGCGCGTGCGCTTCCGTAGCACGGACGAATTGATGCGCGCCCGCGCTCATGTGGAGCGGGAGCTTAGCAAAGGCAAAGGGCGGCCGCGGCAGTTCAGGCTGCGCAGTGCAGGGAAGGGGATTCGATGAGCTACCTCAAGCAGCGCAGTTCGGGCTTGCTGGTGCCCCGTCGCCTGAGCGCGCAAATGAGCAGCAGCTATGAAAGCGGCAGCGCTACCGGCAGCCGTGCTCGCAATTGGAATCCATCGGGGGCGGGGCCAAACGCCGCTGCCACCCAAAATCTTGGGCTGCAGCGGCGTCGCGCGCGAGACGCTGTGCGTAATGACCCCTGGGCGCTCACGGCGACAACACGATGGGTCACCAATGTGATCGGAACGGGGATCCAGCCGTATCCCAAGCACCCCGATCCGGCGGTGAGGCGAGCGCTGAAGGAACTTTGGGCGGATTGGGTGCAAGAGGCTGATGCGGATGGCCGCCTGGATTTCTACGGCATGCAGGCCCTCGCGGTTCGGAGCATCTTCCAGGATGGTGAAACTCTGGCGCGTCTCCGCCCGCGGCGGCCGCAGGACGGCCTGTCCGTGCCTTTGCAGTTGCAGTTACTGGAAGGCGACCAACTTCCGGTAGAGCGAACGTTTTCACTCCCGAACGGTCGCGAAGTCGTAAATGGCGTTGAGTTTGACGCTATCGGCCGGCGCACCGACTATCACTTGTGGCGCCGCCATCCCGGCGAGTTTGCGCGCTCCGGCCTGGAGCAGGACATAGTACGGGTGCCGGCGGAGCAGGTAATCCACGCCTACCCGATGCTACGGCCCGGGCAGGTCCGAGGCGTGACTGCCCTGGCGACCATCTTGCTGCGCTTGAAGTCCATCGACAACTTGGACGACGCCGTTATGTACAGGCAGGAGGTCGCGAATCTCTTCGCTGGCTTCATCACAAAGCCAGATCCGGATGCCGATCCGATTAATCCGCTCACAGGTGAATCCGGCGGCTACGAGATCGATGACGATGGAACGCCGCTGGTCTCGATGGAGCCCGGCACTATGCAGGAACTGGCGCCAGGCGAAGAGGTGACGTTTTCCAGCCCGCCAGACGCTGGCAACAACTATGAGGGCTTCATGCGGCAGCAGTTGATGGCGGCGTTTGCTTCTGTCGGCATGCCCTATGAGATTGCATCAGGCGATCTGCGGGGAATCAGTGATCGAACGCTCCGGGTGGTCGTCAACGAGTTCCACCGGCTCATCGAGCAGTATCAGTGGCACTGCGTGATTCATCAATTCTGCCGTCCTGTCTGGAACGCTTGGATTGATGCCTTGGCGCTTTCCGGCACCTTTCCCATGCCGGACTACCATCGCCGGCGCCGAGAATGGCTGCGCGTGCTGTGGGTGCCTCAAGGATGGCCGTACTTCAACCCTGTGCAGGACGCACAGGCTGACAAAGAGTCGGTGCGAAGTGGGTTCTCCAGCCGGTCTTCAATCATCCTCAAGAAGGGCGACGACCCTGATCACGTCGCTGCGGAGATCCGCGCCGACAACGAGACGGCAGACGCCGAGGGCTTTGTCTTTGACAGCGATCCCCGGCACACGACCAGCGCCGGCAAGGCGGCGGGGTCCGAGAGGGGCGGCAGCTCCGACCCGCTCAATCAATAAATGGAGCCAATATGGCAAAGAAGGTCTGGTACACGATCACCGCGAACGCGCAGGCGGACAAGCCCGTGGTCGAGATTCGTATTTATGGCGAAATCGGGTTCTGGGGAACCACGGCCGAAGCGTTCGTCGCAGAACTGGACGCAGCTGTGGCGGGTGGGGCCGACATCTTGGTGTCGCTGAATAGCCCGGGGGGCGACGTTTTCGACGCATTTGCAATCTACAACGCGCTCCAGCGGTACGCCGGCCGGGTGACCACACGGGTAGATGGTGTGGCCGCATCCGCGGCCTCATTGATCGCGATGGCCGGCAAGCCGACGATCATGCCCGAGAATACGCAGATGATGATGCACAACGCCTGGATCATCACCGGCGGTACGGCCGAGGATCTGCGCACGACCGCAGATATGATGGACCGTATCCGAGACGGGGTCGTCGCGGCCTACTCGCGAAAGAGCGGGCTGGACAGTGAAAAAATCATCGAAATGATGGACGCGACCACCTGGATGACTGCGCTCGAAGCGCAGGCCCTGGGCTTCTGCGACATCATCGAAGATCCGATTCGCCTGCAAATGTCGGACAGCGCAGCCGCGGTGCTGGAGAAGCACAAGAATCTGCCCGACGACGTGAAAGCCATGCTCAAAACCCTGGAAGGGGTTGATCCGGCGCCCGATGCCGAGCCGGAACCCGCACCCGCACCCGCACCCGCACCCGCGTCCGAACCCCAGCCGGAACCCCAGCCGACGCCGCCCGCGGATTTGCCGACGGCGTCGGCTCTGGCCGCCCGCGTGTACGCATCGTGCCGCCAGCAGGGAATTGCCGAATTGGCGGAGGGCGTATTGGTCAGCGGCGCACTCGATAGTCTCGCGCGTGCGGACGAACTCGTAGCGCAGGCCAAAGAGATCGCCGGCATCTGTTTGGCGGCGAAGTTGCCCGAAAAGGCCGCTGGCTTCGTGTCTGCCGGTCTCACGGTGGACCAAGCGCGGGCGCGCCTGTTCGATCAGGTTCTGGCCGACTCGGGCGACCCGATCAATAACCGTCCCCCAACCAATTCATCGGCCCCGAAGCAGAGCGGGCCGAATTCCCAGGCGATCTACGCCAAACGAAAAGCCCTCTCTGCTCAATAGGAGTCACCATGTCCTTCGTTTATCAAAAAGCCCGCACTGCCGATTTCATCCTCTCCGAGGCGAACGGGCAGCGCTCGCGCGAAAACGCGCTGTTGGCCGCCACACTCGTTACCTTGGCCGCGGGCCAACTGCTCACGCTGGGCGCAAACGGCAAGTACGTCGCCTACGCCGGACCGGGGGCGGACCCCGAAGCGCCGATCAAGGCCGACGCAGCCCTGTACAGCAATGTGCCCGTCTCCGATGAGGATCAGCAGATCGTTGTCATTGCGCGCGACGCCGAACTGGCTGCCGATCTGCTCGTCGGCCTGGACGCGCCCGCCCGAGAGACGCTGGCGGTGGCTGGCATCATCGTCCGCTGATCGGCCCCTTACCTCCACACTTCCAACATTCGCGGTCGCCTTCAGGCGGCCGTTTCCACTTCTGGAGCCTTACATGGCCGATATCAACATCTTCCAAGACGAAAAATTCTCGGTTTCCACGCTGACCGCTGCGATCAACGAATTGCAGTCTGTTCCCGGCCGCATCTCCCAACTGGGCCTGTACTCGGAAGAGGGCGTGTCCACCACTGTGGTGCAGATCGAATACGACGGCCAGACTCTGGGGCTGGTCTCCGCCAAGCCGCGGGGCGGCGTCGGCCAGTCCGTCGTGTTGGCCGGGCGCAAGCTGATCCCGTTCAATACGGTTCACTTGCCGCAGCGCTCCACGATGCTGGCGGACGAGATCCAGGGCATCCGCGCCTTCGGTAGCCAGTCGGAACTGGAAGTGGCCGAGGCGCGTGTGGCCAAGTATCAGGGCAAGCACCGGCAGCAACTCGATCTCACCCACGAGTTTCAGCGTGTCGGCGGCATCAAGGGCCAGATCCTCGACGCCGACGGCGCGACGGTGCTGCTGGACGTGTATCAGTCCTTCAACATCGTGCAGCAGCAGTTCGCGATGGAGCTGTCGACCGCTACCACCGATGTTCGTCTGAAGTCCGACGATATCGCCGATCTGATCGAAGATGCGCTGGGCGCGACGCCCCTCCGGGGCGTTCGCGCGGTGTGCGGCAAGGTCTTCTGGAAGAAGCTGATCAGCCACAAGAGCGTGCGCGAGACGTACTTGAACACCGCCCAGGCAGCCGAGTTGCGCGGCAAGCCGACCGATTCCTTCGAGATCGGCGGCGTTGCCTACGAACGCTATCGCGGCAAGCTGGGCGGCACGCCCTTCATCGCGGACGAGGAGGCCTACGCCTTTCCCGACGGCGTGCCCGACTTCTTCATCACGCGTTTCGCGCCAGCCGACTACATGGAAACCGTCAATACCGACGGCCTGCCGTACTACACGCGCGTGGAGCCGCTCGCATTCGGCAAGGGGCTGGAAATTGAGAGCCAGTCGAACCCGTTGCACCTGCCGACCCGACCGAAGGCCATCATCAAGCTGAAGATGGGCACCTGACACCATGCAATGGGATAACTCCGTGCTCGACGAGGCGTTCGACGCGGTGGGCATCCGCGAACCCGCCGACCTGGTCGGCGCGGATCCTCCCGTCAGATTTCAGGTTCGGTTCGACCGGCCCGGCGTCATCGATGAGTCCACGATGGTGCATTCGACCGATTACGAAATCGAATTCACCACCGCTGACGCGCCAGGCCTGCAATACCGCAGCGAACTGGATATCGCCGGGGATCGCTATCGCGTCCGCCAGGAACCCGTCACCGTTGGTGACGGGTACTGGACGCGGGCGCTTTTGGAACGCCTGCCATGATCACGCTTGCACTGACCTACGTTCAAGAGTTGCGGGCGGCATTGAAAGTGCCGGGCTTCCCTGCCGTGATGGAGCCGTCCCCGGTTCGGGCAATCGCCCGAGAAGACCCCCGGGTGGTTTCCGTTCAGTTGGGGGCGGAATCTGTCGAGAGCATGGCAGTTCCCCGCGTCACCCGTGTTCGCGAGATCCACCTGATCGTCCATACCTGCGGTGACGACCATCTGGAACTGGCTGAGGACGTGTTTGAAGCGGCCCATCCGCTGCTGATGGGCTACAGCGGGAAAAACGTCGTTTCGGTTGCCGAGTTCGGGACCGACGAGCCGAAATATGCCAATGGCGACTTGCGGCGCCAGGTCGTGACCAAGCGCTACCGCATCACCTATCAGACTGATGAGCAATCCCTTAGCGGGTAGGCGTCAGATCCTGGGAGCCTCAAATGTCCACATCCAAAAACAGCGCTGCCGCGGTCATGATCAATCAGGGCGAGGCGGGCGCCGAAGTCCGCACTACTGCCCAACCCTCCGCCGGTTCACCCGATCAATACCACGGGCAGGGCGGCAGCTACCTGCGCGACCCCGAGACAGGGGAGCGCGTGCTCATCGAGCGCACCGGTCCGTGTGATTGCGCAGGCTAAGCCGAGCGGAATCACTCTCCGGAAAACATGGAGCCATAAATGGCAAAATCGATTCGAAAGACCTTGCTGCTGGCGAAGATCCAGACCGCAGCAGGCACCGACCCTCTGCCGACCGGCGCCGCGAATGCCATTCTGCTGCGCAATGTCACGGCCACGCCTCTGTCCGCCGAGTTTGTGGAGCGTGCGCTGTTGCGCCCGTACATGGGCAATTCGGGGCAGATCGCTACGACGCAGTATGCCCAGATTGAGGGCGAGGTGGAACTTGCGGGATCGGGAACGGCCGGCGCGGCTCCTGCTTGGGGGCCTCTGCTGCGCGCCTGCGGATTTTCGGAGACGGTCACGGAGGGCACCGACACACGGTATTTTCCCGTATCCGACAACTTTGAACGGCTGACGCTGCATTACTACCTTGACGGCCTGTTCCACAAGATCCTTGACGCGCGCGGGACTGTTTCGTTTGACCTAACGGCCAAGGGCATCCCTTTCATGCGCTTCCGCTTCATGGGCGCGTATCAGCCCATCACCGACGGCGCAAACCCTTCGGTGGTCGATTACGCCGCCTTCCAGATCCCGA